CGTTGTATAGTGACTGTGTCTATTAATAACCTACGAGGAAAGCGAGCTGGCATTATACAAAGAACTGCCTTCTAAATGGCGCTAACAATGTTAAGTCACTAGCTGTTAATACTGTTGCAGCATTTAGTGATAAACCACCTGGATAACTTATTGAGTAATCTCCTACTCTCTGGCTATCAGATAGAACAAAGTTTGAAACATCTGATGAAGTCTGTCCTTTTATTTCAGCAGCTTCTTGCTGTGATGCAATAATTAATGTTGACTCGAGTATTCTTGCTGCTGACCTTTCAGTTACTGATTTAAATTGTATTGGTAACTCTGGATTGCTACCAGAACCTCTTGCGTAATATCCTGCATTGTAAGTTACAGTTATATTCAAAGGTCTTGCATAAGACCATCTTGTTCCAATACGAGTAATTCTTCCATTGGAATATTTAACAAAATCTTTAGAGTTACCTTCTTCTAATGTTGTGTCGTCTTCTACTATTGAAGTAATTGAATTAATAGGAAGGTGTGTTAAAAATATATCTTTTGTTTGGTCACCTGTAAAAGTTTCAGTATGTGATGCTTGTTCAACATCATATCCTACATACTCTTTTATAGCAGCTTCTACAAGTGGAATAATGTTATCTGTAAGATGTGATTCTAAATCTGAAGATAATGCAAATTGAACATACTGTTCTACATTTGCAGCTGTACAGAAAGCCATTTGTTAGACCTCCTGAATTATTCGTCTTCTTCTGATTTAGATTCTTCTACCTTTAGAGATTTATCTTCGACTGGTTTAACAGCTTTTTTCTTAGCAGATGCTTTTTTCTTAGCAGGAGCTTTCTTTACTTCTAAAGCACCTTGCTCTTTAAGCCACTCTGTTGGATATTCTTTACCAGCTTTAGCAATTAAGTCTGCTTGAGCTGTTGGTAAATCAGCTGGAACACCTTTCCAGATACTTCCGTCAGGTAATTTATAAACGTTCTCTTCTAATACTGTGTACATAATAATCTATCCTACCTTACTTTCTCGGCTTCTTTGGTTTTTTACTCTTCTTCGGCTTCTTGTGGTAAGGCATCTTTCTCCTGTGTTGCTTGAGGTTCCACTTTCCTAAAGCTGTCAATAATCTCTTGGGATTTCTTAAAGAATTCTTCATTTCTTTCTATCATCCCAAAAGGATTTAATCTTGTTCTTGGATTTTGTTCCATCGTTTACTCCTCAATGTTTTTGGGGGCAGTACGAACCACCCCCAGAAAACAAATACTAATTACATATTTGTAATTGAGCAGAATGCGGTTGGTCTGTAAATTGCAAAACCTAAACGCATTGTCAATCTAATTGCCAATTGATTCTTCGCAAAGAAATCTGAATGGCTATCAGAAACAGCAAGGTCAACGCCTTCTCTCATAATTACTTGAGCTGCGTCTCCACCGCCGAATTTACCTACTAATACTGTTCCAGCAGCAATAACTGTTGAAGGAACAACATTAAGTCCCCATAGTTTTGGAGATGGTGCTTCACCGAATCCACCAGCAACAACAAATAATGGATTCTTAGAACCGCTTGTTGTTACTTCAGAAACTGATGTAACTAGGTCATACCAGTCTGATGGGTGCATTACGATTGCATCTGGTTCAACAAATGCATCTTTTCTGATTTCAGTAATAGCTTGGTAAATTTGACCTAACTTTGCAAGTTCCCCACCATATGGGTCACCTGTGTAGTCAAATGTGTTAATTCCTGATTTTTGTAACACACCTGTCAAGTTAGGAGCTGTACCGTTACCATTGATTAATTGGTTGTCAAGATTCAATTTCATCATTGTTGATAATCTTGAATTGACATATCCTTGAATTCCAGCAACATCAGCTAACAATTCGTCAGTTACAGGTAAGAATGTAGCCATCTTTCTGATGGATTCTGTTCTTTCTGTAAATGCTAAAGCACCTTCATTAGATGTACTAATGTCAGCAGATTCAGCAACTGCGCCAGCATTGTTTGTGAATGTTGTCTCTTCTAAATACACATATGCGTTTTGGTTAGTTTGAATTTGGTCAAACAATCCGATAACGCTATCTGGATTACGAAGAGCAGTCTCCAAGATTCCTGGAGCTCTAAGGCTCTCAGGAGCATATCCTGTTGTATTCAAAGTTGTTTTGAATTCAACACTGGAATCGACACCTTTAACGCCATTGTCATTGTATGCTTTGTAAGCATCAGTTCCAACAAACATTTCACCGATGGATTTTACTCCAGCTTTTTGAACGTCTGCATTTGGAATAGCGTTAACAGGTTTTTCCATTGCTTTTTCGTTTTGAGCTTTTGCTTCTTCGATTTTTAAATCTTCAACAAGTCCAGCTAGTTCTGTATTAAGACCTTTGATTTTTTCTTTGGCCTCAGCAGAGTACTTGCCGTCTTCTTGTGAATCAAAAGCAGCTTTAAGCTCTTCACGAGATTTAGCAATTTGTTCTTTGAGTTCTTTTTGTCTACTCATAATTTAACTTAATCTCCTGTTATATATTTTGATTATTCTTCGATTAAGTCGGCTTCCAAAGATTCTGCAATTAATGCTTGACCTTCAGCCCATAATGCATCTGATTCATCATCTATTATCTCTTCTTCAGTAGTAGCAGAGACTTCTTCTTCAGTATCAGCTAAAGCAGGAGCTAACTCCTCTTCAACTTCTTCCTCAGTTTCTTCCTCTTCAAATACTTCAGGTTCGATAACTTCGACTTCGTCAACAGGTTCCTCTGTTACTTCAGTCTCGACTTCTTCTTTAGCAGAAGCTTCTTCCTCAGTAGGTTCCTCTACTTCGGTTTCTAATTCTTCTACATCAACAGAATCAGTAGCACCGAATTCAGTTATGAATTCATCGACTTCAGACCAGGCATCTTGTAAATCTTCCTGAACCGCTCTTAAAGCGTCAGTAGCTTTCATACCTAGTTTCCTTCCATCCTTAGCACGTAACATCGCAATGGCGGTAGCTCGTGCCATCAAGTCGTTAAATGCAGCAAGCACATCTTTGACTTGTTGTGAAAAAGAAACATTATCTTGTGTTTCTTCTTCAACACTTTCACTTACTTTGTAATAAGACTTACCTTCAGATTCAACAATTGTTATTGTCTTTCCTTCGGAGTCTGCTTCAGCTAATGCTTTTGCAGGGTCTTCATACACTTGTTCTAATACTTTTTCTGGCTTAGGCTCTACAAGATTATCCTTAGCCACTTTCATCTTTTCAGCTATTTCTCTTAACATATCTACCCACCATTGTGGTAAGTCTGCTTCTTCATCTTTAGGAATAGCAGCAAGAATCTCTTTCATTTCTTGTGTTATATTTCCTAGAGCTTCCATAGCAGCATGTTGCTCTGTATGAGTTTTAGCTTCTTTCATGTCGTCAGCATCATCATCACCGTTCATAGCATCTTCATATGCTTCATGTGTTTTACATGGCATATAGATAGTTTTTCCATCTTCATCAATTGAATGTATACCATCACAACCAATTTCTTTAGCTCTTTCCATAGCTTCTCCTGGGTTATCAAACTTATCTTTACCTACAGATGCTTTACCTTCTCGTGCGATTTCTTTTAATAACTCGTTATTAGATTTAATTGATAATGTATAAGTATCTTGATTAGCACCAACAAGCACTGGAGATACTTCAAATACAGTTAAATCTTTTAAAAATCTTGCATCAACTTCTGAATTTGATTTAGCATCTTTATGCTTTCCAAACTCAGAATCATTGACTCTATATCCGAATGACCATTGTTGAAGGTCACCCATGTTCTTTACTAACTTGTAGGCTTCTTGTCCTGAATCTGTATCCATGAAAAATTCACCAACAAATGTAGCTTTGTCGCCATCTTCTTTTATATATCCTTTACCAATAGGCATGTCCCATTTATGAGCCCATACCATAGGTACATCACCAGACTTAAAACCTGATTTGATTGAACCTGGGAGAACAATGTCCCCATCGGAATCTAGATTATTAAAAACAGAAAAGACGGCAGAGACTTTACCTTCGGAGTCTTCATCGAATTTAAAGTCTATATTCTTTACTTCTCTTTCTTGCATGCAAATGCTCCTCTGTAATTACAGTTATATAGGATTATTTTAAACAGAGGTGTTTGAATTTAGTGTCTTTTCTTTTGTTATATCTTTAATTACAGTTAGCTTTGATATTGGCATGGTTACACTTCTATCTGTTTTTTTGTGTTTACCATTTTCTAATATTGCCCAAACCTGCATTGTAGCTTCTTTACCATCGACTGATACTACTACACCATGTACTGTTGAAGGTGGGTCGGGGTCCTTATTTATTGACCAACTGACAGATTGACCAACTCTAACGCTTGATGCTTTCTCCCCATTTTTTTTAGATGAGAGTGGGTGTGAAGAAGGCAGCAAGTCAGTATCGTATGGCTTTCTCTTAAACTTACCAGTTCTCAATGCATGAAGGAACCCGTTTACTCGTGCTATTCCCCACTGGTCAGCAGATGTTACATTACCTCTTACTGAGCCAGGGTTAGTACGATAAGCACCTACACCTCTATCGAACACAGCTACTAAAGTTCTAAGATTTGTTCTATGCTTAGGACTTCCCTCGTTATGTTCTTTAACCTTGTTAGTAAGTATCTTTCTGACATTAGCAGAAACCTTTTGTGCAAACAAATTATCAAGTATTTCTCCTTGTAATTCTAAACTTTTCTTTCTTCTTCTAGTAACAAGTTCTTTACGTTCAGCAATTATTTTTTTCATTGCAGGTACTCCTATATTCAAAGCACCTCCCCATTTGATAGCAGCAATAACACCATTTAATCTGCTGTCGTTTTGATGTCTACCCATATAGCGTTCTCTTCTGCGAACCCAACTTAAAACTGCTTCACTTCTTTCTCCAGCTTTATACTTTGCCCAATTTCTATAAGCATCGTTTCCTGTAAAAGAAGTTGGTGGATTACCACCATTTCCAGCTAGTCGCCAAATCTCTGGCCAGTTCTCTTTTAAATCTTTTGCGTATGCAAATGGAAATTCTCTGTATTTAGAATTGCTTATTGATACTTGTCTGTCATCGCCTGGACTAGGAAAGTTTGTTCTATCTTTCTTTGGCTTTTCTTTTTTCTCATTCTCGGATTCAATTTCAAATTGAGATTCATTTAATACTTCAGCTTCTTCAGTTGAAACTTTTATTTCTTCCATTTCTGCTAAAGCTTTTTTCATACTAGCTAAAAACTTCTCAGCTTCAGCTCGTGTTTTGAAACATTTGATTACTTCATTGTCATCATGACTTATTACACAGAATGCACCATTAGGCATTTCAGCAATATATTTATCTTCTGTATTCCTTTGAGGAGATTCAATAACATCTTGTCTTGTAGACTCTGGAGGTAATGCAATTGAACCTAGTAAAGCTTTTCCTTCATTTGAATAAAATCTATCTCTATCTAATAATGGTTGTCCATCTTCAGTAATCTGTACTGTATTAAGAGGTCTTAAATAAATATTATGTCTTTCGTCTGCTTCAAGTCCTACAACTTTTCTAGCTTCACCAATAGTTATCCAGCCACCTTGAACACCAGTGTTAACTCTCTTGTACAAATCATCCATATCTTCTGATAAAGCTCTTACCTTTGTGTAATCAAATTCACACTCAGCACCATTAGTAATTCCATAATCAGGTTCTAATAGTTGATGCGTTAATTCAGATGAAACCATTTTCCATAAAGGAATTAACTTTTGTTCAGTAAAGAACTCTCTCAATTCTCTAGTGTTGTTATAAGTTGCTGAATCTAAACCAGCACCAAGACCAGCTAATATTGCTGGGACACCAAGAACAGCAGAAATTCTTTCTTCTGGAAGTCTTCTTAATTCTTGTAATTTCATTTGGTCAGGTGAGAATGAAACAATATCTACATTCATTGAACCAGACAAAACCATTGGAGCACCACGATTAGCACCTCCAAATTTTTGCTTATATGATTCTGATATAGCTTCAGCTTCTTCTCTAGTTGGACCTCCAAGAGAATCATTACGAGGAGAAAGAACAACACCTGGCACTGCCATGTTGTGTAATAGAGCAGCTGACCATTGACCTGCTGCTTCATCTCCTAATATTTCTCTCAATACACCTTTGAGGGGAGCATGTCCTCTTCGGTGGTCATTAGGGTCAATTCCTTGTCGGATATGCACTAAGTCATCTACTGGAATCTTTAAGTTTTCTCCACCTTTTCCATGCTGATAATATTCGTAATGTGTAATAAGTTCATTCTCGTTTCCTCTAACCTCTACTAAGTTAGGCATAATAGGAACAAGTTGTACTACTTTACCACTTGCATTTCTATTCTTATAAAGAAAAGCATCACCAATAGTATTGATTGCCAAAACTATGTAATGTGATAAAAGACCAGCAGACATAAAAGGATTAGGTCTCTTATATAAATTTGTTATAGGATGATTATCTTGTACTTCTCTATTACCAAAATTATCAGTTCTTACAACTTGTAAAATTGGTTCAGAGAATGCTGTTGATAATACATTTAAACAAGCGATAACTGCGGAGTTAGCAGAGCCATCGCCTATCTCTCTTAACTTATCTGATTCCCAAAAACCAGATGTAGTATTGTATCCGTACACGGACAAATCAGTACCATATGATTGGTTATAATTTGCCGCAGTCTTGCTTCCGATATCCCTACCTCTTAAGGCATCGAAGGCTTTTTGAAATCTATTTCTTTCTGCCATTTATTAATATGCTTCCCAGACGCGTCTCTTCTGCATCTCTTGAGCTCCAAGTGCCATAGCGTCCACCATGTCATCATGCGAACCTAGTGGAAATGCAAGGAGCTCACGCTCTAGGTTCGGTAGCCATGGTGCTTCCGCTTTTAAAAGTACATCTCCAGACTCCATCCTAGCCGATAATGGTAAAGCCTTGGTTATTTTATCTTTATCTGCTTTCATTTCCTGTACTCTATATCCTTCTCTTTGAAGCATTTGTGATACAGTTTTTGAAAGACCAACATTCTCAATACAAACATGTGACCAGTTATATCTCTCGTACATATTTCTTATTTCTGGAAATAAATCAGGTCCTTCTACTTTAATTTGTTTTACATCATTAACAAACAATGTACCATCATTATGTTTAGCAAAATCTACCAATGCTGTATGGTCTGAAGAAGTAGCAGTAGTTACAGCAATATCAACTGCACCAAAGTGTTGTAGTTCTAATGGGTCCCATGAACCACCACCACCTACCCATAAACCCTCTTCACTTTTCTGGAAGTAGTTTAACCAATGTGGTTTAAATAATGATTGTCCATCTTCAACAAACTCGGCTAGATATTCTTGTGTATAAATAATAGAACCAACTTCTCTTTTAGCTACTTCTAGTTCTTCAGGGTCAATAGCAGGATTGTCTAATGTAGAAAATCTAAATGTTTCCCAGTTCTCATCATCTTGTGCATTCTGCCATAAATCATAAAACCAATTGTTCATACCCATTGGTGTACTAATAAATAAACCTTTACCTTTTCTTTCTGTAAGTGTAGGTCTTAGAACTTCTCTCCACACTTCTGGTTTTACGAAAGCTGCCTCATCCATAACTAGGAAGTCAAGACCTTCACCTCTTAACCTTTGTGGATTATCAGCAGATTTAGCAGCAATGAACCCACCATTTTCAAAATGAACTTCCATGTTTGCAATAGAAACTTTTGGTCTTATCTTTGGTGGAAAGGACATAGCTGCTGCTTCGATAGCTCTCCACCCTACACGAGCGATTGCAAATGTTGGAGCAACCCACCAAGCTCTTTTACCTTCTAATGCATTCTCCATACACATTTGTACACCTAGGCGTGTCTTTCCAAATCGTCTTCCAGCACATAAGACTTTCCATCTAGCTTCTGAATCGGCTACTGTTTTCTGTGCTTCGTGTAATGGAGGTAGTACTCCTTTATATTTAACCATTACTTTTCATCGTATTCTTCCCACGTTTCTAGTAATGCAAACACAGTTTCCTCCAATCTATCTAATTCCATAACAACTAAACCATCAGTAGTTCCATCAGGCATAGCAACAAATAAAAATGGTTTATTATTACCTATAGAAGTATTGTTAGCATCCGATTGAGCTTTAGCATTTTTAAATTTAGTCCATAATGTCTGGACTTGTTTACCTGCTTTGACTTCAACTCTAACTTGACCTAACCAGCTTTCCTCATGTCCCATCATTGAACGGAATTTGGTATTAGGTATCTTTAATTTTTTGCGTGCAAGGTTTTGCTTTCTTCTACCTTTATTACGATTAGTTTTAGCTCTTTTAGCAGCTGAGGATTTTTCACCTTCTTCAGGTTTGTATTTCTTTTGTCCCATAGCTACGTTAAACCCTGGACCTTTCTCTCTAAGCTTTCTTGATTTCCATTCTGAATATGTTTCATCTGGTCTAATATCCAAACTTACCACCTAAACTTTCTTTTCTTTGCCTCGTTGTATTTCTTATAAGACTTAGCAGATAAACCACTAGGGTCTTTCTCCCATTCTACATCTACAGGTGTTTCAAACATTACATTAGATGCAATTAATCTTTTACATTGACTATTGCATTTAACGCATTTAATTAATGGGTCTTCAGATATTCTGTGATTTACTTCAAAAATAAATTCACAATTATCAGCAAGACATTTGTAATCATATCTAGGCATGAAACCACCTTTCTGGTATGTAGTTGTTATGGAATATTTCTTTCCCAAAATCTATTCCTAACCAATCTTTGTATTTCTCTATAGTATAAAATAATGTTGGGTCATTCAAGTATCTAAGTGCATTTTCTTTTTCAACCCCTTGTCTTCTAAGTCTTTCTTCATCACTCATGTAATGGTAACTAAATGCTCTACCTCCACCGTGTTCATTGATATCTGGGAAATAAAGATGTGCAATTAAACATTCATCTACATTAGGAAAGACTAATTCCCAACCATCGTTATACAGTTTAAATGTTTTAAGTATGTCATCTTCTAATGCATCAATCTTCTCATCTTCATCATATAAAAACATTTCATCACTAAAAGCAGCGTGATAAGAAAACTTTGGAATAGGTAAGTAATCAGGTTGAGTTTCATCTAGCTCAGAGAAAGACCAAGGTAACATAACATCATAGAGAGGTCTAACAAGCATTGGAGATTTTTCATAACTCCAATCTTTATCATATCCCATATGTGGAAACTTATGCTTGCTAATAAACTCTTTACCTTGTGGTGTGTATCTATAAGAACCACCTTGCATTGTTATTATTACTTTATTATTTCCAGTTAATTCTTGTGCGTTCCATAAATGTTCTTTAAGTTTGATATCCCAATTTTTTGCAAGCATAGTATGGCTGTCAATACTTAAAATAAATTCTTCCCCATCGTAATAATTAGCAGTACCAACTCTACACTTACCAATACCTATATAATCTTTTGCATTGTCTTCTGTTAATAAATGAACATCACCACGTATGTTATATTTGAATTTTAAATTAAGAAAGAAAGGAATATCCATTTTGTAATTAGTAAGAAACCTAATTCCAAATACTATGTCGTCTGGACTACTAGCTTTATTTAGCACTTCTAAAATAGTAGGTTCTAATTCATCATCTTGTAATGAAGGCATTGGTACATATATCATAAATTGATTATATCAGTGATTTTGAATACGGCTATCCTAAGGACAGCCGATGATGGGAGGAGGTCGGTGTGGATGCCGACATCTTTATATTACCTATTCTTAATATACCTCGTGGTATTTGACTGTCTAATAAATTTATTTAGGTAAGCATCGATGTAATTAAATATATCTATATCATTTGGAACTAACATCTGTTGAACTGCTTCATTGTTCTCAAACATAATTACAAGCGTTTCGTTCTGAAGTGTTTCTTTTTTAAATCTGTAACCTGCGTAAATAAAATCTCGAATCATGGTTCTCTAAATATACCATAGGGGTTTGGTATTTAAATAAGATGGCCGCCTCGCAGGACGGCCTTAATCTTATGACTGAAAAGTATTCTTCCTATGAACAAGTCCATAGACGGTTACGATTCTAGTATATCAACTTATGCAGATAGTCTACTTTGTTTTAAAGATTGTAATTCTTCTGCTACATCTTCAAACATCTCTGACCACATTGGTTGCCAGTAACCTACTGGTCTTAATTGGTCAAACTGTCTAGCTACTCTGACACCTTTTTTCATCAGCTTAACTCCAATATTATCCCAAACAGTTTTAGCCTTGTGCAAGTCGAACTTATTTTCCATTGCAATCATTGTTCTGAAAGAAGCAAGAACAGGAACGAGTACTGCTTGTTGTAGTACGTATTCCATTTCTTTATCATCTTCAATGAATAGTGTTTGGTTTTTATTGTTAGACCATTTGGAAAATATAAATGGAGTATCATCTATAGTTTCGCCTGTAGCCTCACACCACATTGGATAAGAAGTTTCTTGTACATAGTCTTTGAATTTATATATAGCTTTTAGACTAGACTCAAACTTCTTATATTCTGCTATTGATTCCTCATAACGTGCAACAATTTTATTTTTGCCACCATAAGCCCATACTTTATTTATAGGTTTACTTGTTAATTCAGAACCATCTGGAATTAATGAATATACAGTAGAAAGAACATCTCTAACTTTTATAGTACCTTCATCTCCTTGGAAATAGACTATTGAATCTTCATAAGGCGTATTCTTGAAACCTTTCTTAATCCATTCAAATTCTCCCTTATGGTTCAACAATGATTCATCACTCACTTGTAATGAGTTGTTAAGACCAATAGAGATATTTAGTCTTGTGCTTTCATCTGTAACACCAGTCATAATAAACACTCTAACTAACCTATCTTCTGGAATAGAATTACTATTCTCTCTAATAGCACCATACAAGTGTCCACCATTAACAACACCATCTTTGTTTGATAGCGTAAGTGTTATTGAATTATCTTCTACTACTGCATCAGTAGCAAAGATATGTATGCCAAGTGCTGCAAACATAAATAAGTCTGGTGACTCTTGCTCATCAGTAAGAGCTGTAACCATTTCTTTATATGATGCTTTGTCAGCTATTGGCTTTCTTGGATTTGGATTATCTGGTAATTCATCAGCTTCCGCTAAATCTTTACAGCTAACATATCCATAGTATTCTTTAACATTCTTATCAGTTAAAGAAGTTAATGTACGAATTGCCTGAATAGGCAATGTGATTTTTGCATTACGCATTTTATCCTCTTTCTTTTTTGAGATATCCTTTGATAATCTCTCTTACCACGCAACTTTTGTTGGTGTAAAAGAAATATTAGACCATATAAAAATTAAGTCAAGAACCTTATACAAATATCCAAGAAGGTTTTTCATTTATGTATTTAAAAATCTTTGCCAACATACGAACATCTTCAATAGCAGAGTGTGCTTTATATTCTTCATCTAACATCCACTTAGCTACTTCAATTTGACTATGTGCTTTATCTGGATACATCTGTTTAATTTCTGCTTTAGTATCTCTCCATTTACATAATGGAACAAGAGTTTGATACTTCTCACAGGTTTGTTCCATAACTTGCTGGTCAAAAACAAAAGCATTATGTGCAACAGCAGTCTTACCTGTTAGAACTTTCTGTATCTCTGGGTATATATCTTCCCATTTCTGTAAATCATTACGCTTAACAAAGTCATCTTTCTCAAATCCATGGATATCAGTAGCCCAAGGTATACCTTCTTTAATAAAATCTTGGTGTGGTTCTATGAAGTAATGGTACTCTTGGTCACTAGATAAATCTAACATGGCAAATTCTATAGGGTCATACCATAGTTTTGACTTGAAATAGCCATTCTTTACAGGGGGTGTGTGTAATATATCTGCACCTGTGGTCTCAAAATCTATTATTACGAACTTATCTTCCATCTGGTCTTAGCCTTTTAATCTTATAAGGTATCTCATATCCCTGTGTTTCTAGGTAGTAAAACATTTCATGTCTTGTGAATGGTCCAAATAGCATTGGGTCATCTCCCCTAGACAATATTATCTCCCAGTAATAAACAGGAACTTTAAAACTTTTCGCCTTTTTTTCTTCGTTCTCGTCTAATGGCTCTGCGTTCTCGTTCAGATTTACCACCCCATATTCCAAATCGTTCTTTTCTTACTACTGCAAATTCTAGACACTCTTCTCGAACTTTACATTCTTTACAAATTGCCTTAGCAATTACAGTACTACTACCTCTTTCTGGAAAGAACTCATCTTGGTCTGTACCAACACAGTTAGCATCTTTGTACCAATCTGGAATCTGTAGGATATCAGCTAGCGTCGCTATAAATACTCTCCCT